ATGCGGCACCCGGCCGCGGATCGCAACCGTCGGCTTTATCGTGAAGCCGAGCATTGAAACGGATCCGGAGGAAACGCTGCACCTTTATGGCTTCACAAAGGCCGGGGAGCTGACATGCGGCACATACCCACGACCGGGAACGCTGGGCGCAATAGTAAAAAGCGGGATCACCGCCGAAGCAGAAACTCAGGCGATCCGCTACAACTTCGCCCGCGAGGCCGGAACCTACCCAAACACCGCCACACTGGGGCGAGCGCTCAGACAAGAAATTAAAGTGGAGCAGGCAGACAAGGCTCTGGCCTACGAGCTGCCTAAAACCTCCGGGCAAATTTGCGGCACATATCCAAGGCCCGGAACTCTGGGGAACGTGCTGCAGCACACAGTCGGCGTCAATCTGGCGGCGGCTTTTTCATTGTACCAATTTATAAAGGCGGGGGCGCAGAAATGCGGAACCATGCCGGGCGGCGGCACAATAGGCGCGGCCGCGACCAACAAAGCAGCTACAGCGCTGCAAGTCTCCAGCGTGGCATACAGCTTCGTGAAGTGCGGGACGCGGTGCTGCGGTGAATAAATCGAAAGGAGGACACCCGCATGAGCTACTTTTACGACACCTTCATGGGACACCGGAGGGATCAGTGG